GCCTTACCATCATATGTTGCAATATTAGGGAACGGTGGAAGATCTGTTTTCTGTGCTGCCTGAAATGCAAGTGGTTCTGATATAGGTTTGGCAATACCAAGCTCTCCAGCTTTCATGTTACGTGACACACATACTGAAGTAAACTTAGCATTTGGCCATGCAATCTGAAGTGCACGTGAGAGTACGCCCGTGGACGTGGCAAGATATACTTCATCAGGCTCTTTAATCTTTGATGCAACCTTTACGAAACCGGCTGTGACCAACTCATGCTTAAGTCCTAAAGGAACAAAGAATGCATTTGGTCTTTCATCAGCCCACTTCTTTGCAAGTAAGTTTAGATTAGGCATTGCAGCAATACGATGAAACTCGTATTCACATCCACGTTCTATACAGCAAGCTTGATGTGTAGAGATACGCTTGGAAGAAGGCATGAATAATTTAACCTTCTTACCATGCCGTTTTGCTACATCAAGAAGAGATACGCCAGCAAGACCAGTACGAGGTTGCACGTAAACAATGGTATCAATATGATCAGGGAGCGAGGATATGAGACAATCACCCCCGCGAACTTTACTTCCAACCAAGTCATCGTCACGGACAACCCGAACGCCATCATGACTGGTAATGCGAGGGACAGGATTAGGATCTTCCCAATCCCCAGCCAAAGCAAGGAATAATTCTCTAGCTGATTCAACAGTATATAAGGGTCCAACATCTTTATTTACTCCATCTATTATATGATTATTATGTGCCAAGTCCTGTTACTCCCCAATCATTACGACGATAAAATGGCGGAGCAATATGGAAAGAAGATCCATGCTCCATGTATGTTTTTGCGTATAGCTCAGGATCCATAGTATACCAATCCGCAGGTGGCATGACGATCTTACCACCTGACTGTTTATCTAATTCATCAATGAATCGATTAGTCAGGTCGTGACGATCTTGCCATGTACCATGAAAAGGTGTTTTCTTATAGTATCCAGTCTTAGGTATACGTCTTTCTTCATACTCCACAGGGACAGGAGTTGCATAGTACACATCACAATCATTCGTAGCTTCTAACGAAGTACCTTGTGTAATGTACTCTCGAATGAGATTCTCAAGGACAAAATCAGTATGTCGTAGAAGGTGATGACGAATGTCAATAGAACCAAATGCAAAGGTGATTTTACCTTTCGGTCTTGCACCTCTGAACATAGTTCGTAAACCTTGCTTTAACGCACCGTGTAGCGTCTTGCCGTCGTTACGTAAAGTGATATCATTCTTATCACTAAACGCTATAGTGTGAGAGTCACCTACAGTGAAACTATCACGTTGTAGATCCTCTTGCTTTAAACTAGAAACAGTACTGAATCTATTGCTTACTGCATCACACCATTCTTCTGTAATACCTTCGTATGTTGTATTAGCACCAATGCGTTTCTTTAGCATGGCACCATAGTCAGGCATATCATGATCCAATGAAACAAGATCTGGACATGAAGCAACTAGGTTGATACGATCAAAAACCTCTTTAGCTGCTCCGCCAAAAAGGTTTAATGTACCACCAAAGTTTGCGCCATGATCAATGTACACTTTATCAAACGTTCTGATTTTAGGTGTACATTTGTGATCTATAGTAGAACCTAAATGATCCTGCCATAACATAGTCCAACCATGAGTGTGAGACTTTGGGTTAACAGGTATATTAGATATCGGATTCGTTATTATAGAACGCATACTCGACTCCTGCCTCATCAAAGATTCGTTTAGTCAATTTCCACGATTCTTGCCACTTTTCAGGTATATCCATCTTAGGCATTATAACTCTTTTAATTCCTACTTGAACAACGCCTTTAGCGCAATCGGAGCAAGTAGGTAAGCCATAAACAAAGAGAGTAGATCCATCAAGGGATACTCCATTGTAAGAAGCATTGTAAATCACATTCATTTCAGCGTGAACTACTAACTTAAGTTTTAGGTCACGATCGTTATAGTTTGCAGGTGAGTCATTTACACCACGTGGGAAGCCGTTGTATCCTTGCGAAAGTATTTGACCTTTCGTACCAATAGCAACAGCACCAATTTTACTTGAAGGATCCTTAGACCAGTCAGCAATATGACTAGCTAGGTTAAGGTACCGATTAATCCATTTAGGTTTATTTGACAAGGTTAAAGTGCCTCTCATATACGTGAAGATTTTGGACCTGCCATGTTATAGGGCCAGGTCCTACAGGATCTTCATAGGTTAAGTTTAATTTGTTATACTCCCAGCACATTTTCTGAAGTACGTGGGTCTGCCATGCAAAGTCATTCTTATAGCCAAAGACCACATCATTAGAACGCATTTGAACAACAGCAAACATCATATCGTTACGTATATAGTAAGTAACACTGTTTGTACATATGAAATCAGACATACCACCTTTGTTATATTCTGTCCATATAGATGGACGAGTATAAATCATAGAGGCACGACGACTATCAGGATTAGCATCAAGCTCCATCAAAGCAGAATGAAACTGATTGTAATACTCTTCTGAGTAAATAAGCTTGCCATAGTTACTATTGATATTGCCATGTTTATCTGATGCATACTTCCATGCTTCAGGAGCAACACGATCAGGACCATATATGTCATTGATGTTAGTAGACTGAGATGCGTACCATTCCAGTTCTTTCTCAATGTAAGGTAGGCTTGGCTTACCGAAGATTGATGGTTGATCTGCAATGAAAGATGCACCTGTCAATTCGATAGTCTTTTGACCAGTCTTATCAATAGTAAATGCTTCATCGTTTAGTTCATCAATAAAGAATTGACGAATGTCTTTTACTGTGTTTGAACTATGTGCACTCATTGCTTATCTCCTGCTTTCCATCGGTCATCCATGTTGAGATGGCCATCTGCAATATGCTGCATAAGAATCATAAGCTGAGTATTTGCATGTGCAAGATGGCTTAGACCAGACTCAGGATCTAGATCTTCACCACCCCAGAATGCATTTAAGTGACGTTGAATAGACGAGTATGTACGAGACCACTCAGTGGAACCGCCATCATCACGCCAGTTATTAGGACCATATTTGTTAGCACCAAAGCCAAGTACTTCTGCTACTTGGTTGATAGCGTCAATAGGAACAAGAGCTAAAGGAGCTTTGTTAGTATCATATTTCATGTTTAATTCCTAGTTTATTATATGAGACCATTATAACACATTTAACGCGTGTTGTACACTAATAATTTCACTATTATACTCAGTGCAATGATTACGTGCCTTTGCGAAGTGATGGTTATAATACAACTTGTTTGCGAATTTAGATCGTTCACGACCATGCATGCTAAAGCTATTAGGTTGAATCACAAGACGAGGATAGATTACATACCCATCATTATCGTCTATCATTTTAGCAGTAACAATATAATCAAATATATTTTCTGCTATATTCTTAGCAAGAGTCTGGATATTCTTGGCGTAATAAGACCAATAAACATGCTGGTGGTTTTTAACTTCTAGCTTATTGCCAGTGATACCACACTTGATATCCCAACCGTATGTTTCACGATTCGTCATATCAAATTGTTGCGGGTTTAGTTCACCTTTAACCATGGCAGCAATACCTACCTCACACGCAAGTCCACGTGTGCAATCTTGTGTTACCTGTGCACGGTCTCGGTTTTTGCGCTGGTTAGGATTTGACATTACGCCATCAATAATACCAGTATCTTCTAGTCTTTCAAGTACTTCTGTCTTTGCGACCCAGTGTCCGCCTACAAAGAAATCATCGTATACTTTAGTCATAATCTATTCTCCATTACATATGAGATTGCACGTTCAGCCTCAGTGTCAAACGCACGGCTTTTATACCAGCCACCGGTATCTTGATCAAGTTCCTTACATAGATGTACAACTTCTGGTACACTAATAGGATACTTCTTATTGACTGCGTTACCTGCAACAGAAACCATAAAGGAATACATCTTTGCATACCAACCAGCCTGAGAGATTGCATTGTATTCAGCAATCATCCGTCGTGATACAAATGGACAGTCAGAGTATGACGACCAAGAGTAATTAGTATTTGTTAAACTATTAGCACGATACTGCATCACAGCATTGCGCATTGAATCGGGCATGCCATCAAAGATAGTCTTCTTCTTTTCAGGCATCGGATGCTTTACTATTAATAAGCTAGGGTTAATAGGGCTACCGTCGTTAGTAAAAATGAAGTTGTTAGCACCACGGTACGTCGCAGGAATGTAATACATTCTAGATAAGTCCTTAGTCTGCCTATCTCCGATTGCTCCGAGCTCTGAGTTGAGAGCCCACCAGAACTTGCGAATTTCAGTTGATCCAACCGATGCTGCAAGTGGGAAGATAAGCCTGAACTTCGGGTGTAACTCAGTAGAGCTAGCCGTGCTATAACACACGTAATAATAATCACCGAACCTATTACGTAATTCATCTTGTAGATTTCCTTTAAATTCATGGTCATCAACATCGACGGCAGCCCAAGCTCCCCATTTGATAACATTCTTATTAGCACGTGTAGTTTCGTCGATGTACGTGGCCGGTGATATTAGCGATGCATCTTTCTTACTTGCAAGCTCCACCTTGGATAAACGATACAAAAGAGCCTCAAACTGTTTCCAGTCTGAGAACTCCATAGACTTTTCAGTCTTGTTATCGTATATGCTTTTAAACAGCGTTAACGAGATCGCCATGATTTTCCTTATGAGTAGGAGAAGTCCAGCCTTCAGGCTTCATAAGATCGGGTAGACCCCATGGATTAGGACGTTCAGTTTTAACACCTACTTCTTTTTCCATATTAGCTTCGTAGACATTATTCCATGCTTGATTGGCATCTACGCCAAACACATCGAGAGTACCTATAGCAAATACACAGAGATCAATAAGACCATCAACGATCTCTTCAGTATCGCCTGCTTTCATTGCATCAAAGGTTTCAGTCATTTCTTCTTGACACATATCAAGACGGAACTTAAGATACTTTTGCATCAGTTCCTTATCATGTTTGTTATCTTCAAACCACTTCTTTACACCAAACTGGTGATGCATCATGTGGATATCATGAGACCAATCAGACATCTAAATTACTCCATTTTTTAAGTTTAATTCGTTTTGCACTGCTATGACTTTCTACTTCAGCAGAATTGATAATACCGTACTCGCTAAGCAGTTGTACCATACACATCAGATCACCTACTTCTACTTCCATCTTGGCAACATTGCCCATGGTTGGAGAACCGAAGCGTATCAATTTAGCAGCTTCGACGGTGGCTTCTGCACACTCTTCCATAAATATGACTAGTAGCTCATCACGTTCGGATTTTAGTTGTTCAGTTGACATAGTATTTCCTCTATTATTAATACCATTATATCAGTTGACATAGCATTTCCTCTATTATTAATACCATTATAACACATTACCATAGGTTTGTACACAGTTATTTTTCATGACCAAATCGAATAAATTCGCCCTTTCGGATAATAAACGATTTTATGTCAGAAGACTTGGCACATAGCGGCATTATATGTGTGAAGCTTCTACCGCCATCAATCACATGATTGCCTACCTTGCGGGTATCATTCTTGTGCTGAGAGTATTCCCAGCCGCTAACTCCTTCAATCATATTGAATATGTATTTCTCTATGCCATCGCAATCGACTGCTGTGCACATTGCATTATCTGAGTATATGTTTGGGTATATTCCAAAGTAGCCTATTTCATCGTAATACACATCGACAGCAAAGTCGGCATGTTTATAGACCGCACTAGTACACACATACTTTACATTTAGATTATCGTTCTCAAGATACATTCTAACTGTCTTCTTTATGTCGTATAACGGTCTATGCTTTATCTTCATCCGAAGAAGTCCTCTAATGATATCCTAGGCTCTGGCGACCAGCCAATTGCATCCAGGATTGGAATGATTGGATCTAGGAATGTTTTCTGAAACTGCTTGTTGTAGTCTACATACTTATCAAGCTGCAGTTCGGTAGCAAGATATGTAGGGAATGCTATCACGTTCTCACGGATAGGATTAGGGATCTTAAGGTAACAGAACTTGATCTTCTCACCGTTTTGAATAAGCTCATGCTTCTTCTCAAGGCCGAGGTCTTTGATGTAATGATTATATAGCAAAGCACCACGTACATGGATCGGAGTACCCTTGGCGTATATACCTTCACGCTTGCGAGACCACTTAGTAATATCATTGACGCCACGTGGAAAGGCTACTTGCTCTGGTGGAAGTGTAGAGAAGTAATCTTTGAATTGTGCGATAGCTTTCTGTGCCTGCTCTTCGTTACCAGAGATGATAACCTTGAACAATGCCTTTAAAGCATCACGACACGAACCTGGGGTGGAAGACTTGATAGCCTCAATACCCATGATCTTAAGCTTAGGTTCGGCATATTGCACACCTTCGTTGTTGTGCACATTCAAGATGTAACGCTTCTTCGCTGTCCAGATGCCACGATCTGCAATAGCTTCACGAGCCATAACCATGCGAGGGGTGTAACAATCAAAGAGATCATACATCTTGGCATAGGACTTCTCGAGCATTGGGATGAACTGTTCTTCGCAGATCTTGTCAATGTTTGCAACAGGATCTTTGCCATCAAGGTACTTGGTAACCATAGGACCGAAGTTAACATAGACCGAATCGGTATCGATTGCGATAACATAGTCTTTGGTATCAGTCTCACAAACCTTGTTCATGAACTGGTTAACAGACTTCTCAGCCCACCGAATGACAGCTTGGCCAGTCAGAGTAATACCTTCGGCAATACGTAGATCAAAGTAACGGAAGTACTTGTTGCCTAATGCACCATATAAAGAGTTTAACAAGATCTTGATGGCCATTTGCTGATTCTCAAAGCGAGAGATATCACGTTCAATGCGAATGATTTCAGCGATATTAGACTTAGGCGTATTCTCTTTGAGCTGCTGTGCCTCGAGCATCTTCTTCTTGACGACCTTACGCTCATTGTAATAGTCGGTAATGATCTTAGGCAGAACACCTTGCTTCTCACGTTTGAAGTAAATGCCATTGACAGCAAGTGCATACTCAGTCTTTGGATTATCAAAGTCAGCTTTAAGTGCAATGTCAGGATTCATATCGGCACGTTCACCTTCAACGATAGTCTCAGGAGACATATTCCATTGGCAAATGATGTTAGGATATAGTGAGTTAAGATCGAACGAAACCACCCAGTCGTGCATGCCTACCTGAGGAGGTTTAACATAACCGCCAGGGTAATCAGCTTTAAACTTATCGCCATTAGGTGGAACAACGATGCCTTGGTTTGCAAGGTCACGATATAAGATTGAATCCCATATAGCAGTAGTACCTAGCGTATCGGTATAGTTAACACCACCACGATATGCCATAGTTAATGCCAGAGTAATGAGACCCATCTTGTCTTCGAGACGATCAACTAACTCAACGTCTTTGATGTTATAGTCAATGAACTTTTGATAGTCTTCGAGGTACAATGTGTATAGGGAATTATGCTCATCATACGACAGCTTCTTCTCACCGAGAACAACGTGAGCAATGTTATCAAGCTTGTATGATTCTTGTGGACCATATGAATAGCCGAACTTCTTAAACAGTTCTAGGTAATCAAGTTGTGCAATACCAGTGAGTTCATAGCATTGTTGCTCACGACCCATCTGAGTAATAGTACGAACATTAACAAGTCCCCATGGAGAATACTTACGTGCCATGTCTTCACCGAGAAGCTTTACGGTACGATTAACAAGGTATGGAATATCAAAGAAGCGAGTGTTCCAGCCAGTGATAACATCAGGAGACTGGATCGGAGATGCCCAGTGATTGATGAACTTGATTAGTAGATCTGATTCTGAGTCACATCGCACATAAACAACTTTGTGATCTTGCATGAGAGAGTTAGCTACGTCATAGTCACGCAGGCCCCACACATAATAGATGTTGTCTATGTTGTTTTTGATTGCAATTGAGATAACTGGGTAGTCAGCAAACTGTGGCTCGGGAAAGCCATCGTCGGATTGAACTTCGATATCGATTGACGATATGTTGATAGCATTACGATCAAACTCAATGTTATCAGGGAACTTCTCTTGGATGTGCTGAACTACGTAGTTCTTGTTGCCATACAGTACTTTGGACTCGATGCCCGAATAGTTCTGTTCATGGTCTTTGACTTGACTCATCTTATCGAATAAGATAGGGGATACTCTTGTGCCATCTAAGGCAAATGCAGTACCTGAGTCATTACGTTGATAGAGGGTTGGCGAAAACTTAACACGGTCTTCGAACCGATGGCCATTTTTATAGCCACGATAAAGTAGGCTGTTGCCATAGCGGGCAACGTTTGTATAGAATTCCATAGTGCTTCTCCGAATGATTATGTATATTATAACACGATTTTCGAGGAATGTACACTAGTTTTTGTAGGTTTGTGAAACCATTTCACTATCTCCATTATGTAAGTAGAAGGGAACCATATGAGTAAAACACGTCGGAATTACATAGTCATATGGTTTTCTGTTTCTAGGCCACCCAGTTGGCCCACCAGGTTAGGCGGCTAGCGCGTAATCTGTAGGTGCATAATTGTTATTTGCAATTATATGTTTTCTTCGCGATTACCGTGCTTAGATCCGGGCAACTCCACTTTTCTACTAATCCGCCTGTCGATCCTATTTCAGCCCCATCAAAAACACACCGTTTGGTCCTATCGGTGCGTAGAGCATATGCTCCCGATGTGTTTATGGTGGAGCTGCCGGGTACCGCCCCCGGGTCCAGCTCGTCGTTTGAATTGCTTCAACGTTACAATCTTATTTATACTTAGTAGAACCACCAAGATAGTTTACTTGAGTAGTTTTACCAAACAGTCGTTCTATGATCTTAGTTAGGAATGCTTCTATTTTTTTCATTATAGTCTCCTTACTTAGATGCTTCGTCAACCTCTTCTTGAGTGACTACACCTTGTTCAATTAACATTTCGCGATTCTTCATGTGAGCCATAACAGTTTCTGCTTTAGCACCACCAAGATAAGGAACACAATGAGCTTCATCAGTCATTATCTCCGTAATCATCTGTCCATCGTCAGCAACAAAGTCGCCTAGAACTCTTCCGAATTTACCTTTCATATCTTCTCCACTTTTGTTAATCTGTGTTCTTAAAACACTGGTTTCGCCTAATAGTTCTACGAGTCTAGCTTTTGCAGCCTTACCGAATAACTTCTCTACAGGATCACTTGTCCGTGATTCAGGAGTATCTATACCCATGATACGAACACGTTCATCTGCCATTACTATGCCGAAGCCTAGATCTATATCGACGTCAACGGTATCACCATCAACTACTCGATTAATTTTTACTTTGTATTCATACATGCGTTTAACCCCTTTGTTTTATCTATTTATACAAAGGGGTTAAATAGTTTTAGAACTTGAACGAAACACCGGCAACGGCGTCAGTATAGTCCATCTTGTCAGTAGCATTTACTGTCAAATACGCGGTCATACCCTCGGACAAAGAAACTGCTCCAGTAACCTCATACCCAATAAAATCAAACTTGTTAGCTGCATTATAAGTGGCTTTAACAAGCGGACTTAACGTTAAATCCCCAAGTGCGAATTGAGTGCCAAGATTGGCTGCCCAAGCGTTTGTCTCGAGGTTATACTCGGTCTTGCCGATAACTGCTGGTCGGGCAAATGGTTCTGCCATAGAAGCAGAAGCAAATGTACCAGCTAAGATAGCGGCAATGATTACTGATTTCATTTTTATGATCCTTTATAGTTTAAGTTAGGAGAGTTAACCGTAGACTCTCCGCGCATCAGTTAAGAGATGAACCTTCTTAGTATGAGATCAAACCCTAAATTTAAAGTTTGAATTCATTAGTTGCCTTTGCCTACGTTCCAGATCAGCAAGATCCTTAGATTCGGAAAGATACTTATGCTCATCGCGTTGGCGAGCAGCATTATAGTCTATCAATGGCGATAACCATTCTAGTAGTTTAGTTATCATAATGAGTGCGCTCTTAAATCTCCACGCAGTTGCTTACTTCTTAGATCAGCGACTTTTGTGCCTTTATTCAATTCGTACTCAAGATAATCTACGCTGTCATGCTGCCAATCAGTCCTAGACAATATAATAGCAATCTCACGATTGGCTTGTCTTTGACGACCTTCAACAAATTTAGCTCCGAGCATTTTCATGCCACGGCCGATTGCCTTTAAAGCTCCCCATAATGTGGTGAGCAGATAGCTAAGTGGACTCGTTAAGTAGTTGGCTTGTATTAGTATGTGTTGCATTTTTGGATTCCTCGTTTTTTCCAATGTTAATTTTACGAGGACGTTGATCTTCAGGGACGAGAAACTTCAAATTGATTGCTAGAATTCCGTCGACGATGTCAGCTCCGTGCACTTGCACGTGTTCAGACAGCCTAAAGGTGCGTTTGAACTTCTTAGTGGAAATACCACGGTGAATGTATTCGCGACCTTTCGAAGCATGCTCACCTGTTACGGTTAGCGTCCGTTCATGTAGCTCAATGTTAATACCTTCCTGGCTAAATCCAGCTACCGCCAATTCAATGAGGTAATCTGATTCTCCAACCCGGAGGATATTATGTGGAGGATAATGATCGTGGGCATGTTTCGTAACATGGTCCAGTTCTTTAAAAAGATGATCGAATCCAACAAAAGCTGCTGAAGGGAATAGTGTTGTGTTGTACTTACGTATGCCTGTCATGGGTTACTCCTTAGTGAAAAGCAAGATATAATTAGGAACCGGATTATTCCGCATTCCAGTGTTATTTATACAATCTTAAATAATGATCTTGGATTCAGGAATAAAAACTTTACTGAACATATTCTTGTATTGTTCAACAAGTCCAGCTATGGGTTCTACTACAAACATAATCATCTCTGGATTAATAGCGAATCCATCCGATGCATCTGAGTATGCCATAAAAGGTGCAAGACCTAGTTTATTCGCTTCGGTCGGTATCAAGATGGCAACATCTTTTAGTACACCGTCATCGTAATCGCAAATGAGTTCTTCACCTGTCGAAATACGAACAATTTTAATAGCCATATGTTATCCTGTAATAATGTTATAGATTTCTTTCCAGTTTTGTACTCGTGGCACATCACCAGTGTAGTCAGCATTAAAGTCATGACCGATGAGCAAAGAGTTTAATCCGAGATTAGAACCTAAGTCAGCGTTTTGGACCTTATCCTCTATCCAATAGCAATTAGTATTGCGATATGGTTCGAGTGCTTCGTCCTTGTCTGCACCAGTATCGAGACAAACAAGTAACTCAAAAGCTGTTTTACCAAACAACTGTTCGAGATTAAACATGCGTGCTTTCCAAGCAGAGGCATCTAATGATAAAGAAGTGATACACCTAAACACATAACCGTGCTCTTCGTGTAGCTTCTTCACATATTTAACTGCGTCACGTAATGGTGACATGTATGCAACCGAGGCACTGGCATTATAAGCCCGGACGTATTCTTTCATCCTGCTTTTATCCATGTCATACGCTATTTCCATATCGTATGTGCCAGCAACCACAGCATACTTACTGTGAACTGTATTCATCCAAGAGTGGAAGCTATACAGCCAGTCCACCAGTACTCCATCACAATCAGTGAGGATAACCTTCTCTTGGAGGAGAAGATTAGGTGGGACATTGTTTTTGTTCATTTCTGCGTAGTTCATAATGTATTCTTTCTTATTTCAATTTGTATTTAGTGCGAACGTGTAGGCATTGGATGTTATGTCCACCCGCGTAGAAGGTCTCGAATGAGAACCTGCTCTCAACACGACGACCTGCATTTGTGCGATGTGCTAATTTCCAAGCACCTTCCATGTAACCGTCTTTGCCATGGTTGACGTGTATCTTTTCACATTCTTCCACATCAAAGTTA